TACTTATAACACAGCTACGGGTGCATATTCTACAAGCGATACAACTTATAGTTTTGATGCTCCTGTTGAGTTTGTAGTATCTGAAGAAGATGATGGAAGAGAAATTAGAAGAGCAAAAATTTATATAACACCTGATCTTATTGGAGATAACCAACCTAATTTTGAAGATGAAATCACATTAACTTATGCTGGATCTACAAGGGTTGCACAAATAATTGATATTGATACAAAGCAAGGTGGACAAACTTATTTATTTACATTGCAGGTTAGATTCTAATGGCTAGAAGAAGAGCCACGAGAGGTTATGGTCCAAGAGGAACCTCATTTACTGAATTAAGAGCAAAAGATTTTAGTGATCTTATTAAGGAAGATTTACAGGAAGAAATTGATGCAAGTTTAAATGGTTTTGTCAGGTCTGTAGTAAATGATTTAAGTAATGTTGGAACGCAAAGTGGCTCTGGTGGTGTAAGTCCAGTTCTTACTGGTTTTTTTGCTTCTAGTTGGAAAGCAAGCAATACTTATATTGCAAGGAAAGATAATATTAAAAGTTTTCCAAAATGGAATAAAATAGAAAAACAAAATAGAAAAGGGTTTCAAAATAGGTTAAAACCAGGATTTAAACCTTTAATTCAACCAAGACATCCTGTACCAACTAATTTTGAAAGAAATAAAACAGTTTTTATAGGTAATACTGTTAAATATGCTCCTTATGCTCTGTTATCTCCTAAATCAAATATCAACGCTTATTTACAAGGAGGTGCTACTGGAAGTTTTAGTAAGAATTTAAATCAAAAAATAAATGATTTTTTTACAGATAAGCGACCTGATATTAGAGTTGGTGCAGATCCTCAAGGTTCAAGAATTGGTTACTTAAAACAATGACTTTAGTAAACACCAGAGCAGCTTTTGAAAAGGCAGTAACAGACGCAGTTGCAACAGCAGATAATACTGTTCTGATGGTATATGACAATGTTGCTTTTACAACTCCTGGAAAAAGTAAAAAATATATTATTATGTCAATAAATTT